TAAGGATAATAGTACTTTGGGTCGCGAGAGAACCGTATACACCGCAAGCTGCGGGTGTAAGGGTTTCTCGCGCTCGATCTGGCCTTCCCCTGATACTACCGGCCCGCCTTAGGTGGATCATCGTGTCGAGCCGACACGCTGACTCCACCTTAGGATGGGTTGCGTTACGAGTATCTTTAACCATCCTCTCGGTATACCGAGTGATTGGCTGCAGACCTTTGCTAAAGCTCGCCAGTATTACTGACGGGTTCAGTGGAGAATCTGCCACACTGCCTTTCGAGGAAGTGCGTCATGCGATTGCTCTGTTGAACGTTAACATTAAGGTGTGTAAGAGCGTCCCGAACCTCTTCTCAGAGGCCGCGGGGCCCAACTACCCTAGAGCAACATGGTCCAGTGGCCTTGATGCGTTAGCCTTTCTCCGTTACCCATTGCAATGGGCACGGTTTCTGGTGATCGCGGTCAAAAGCCGCTCATGGAGTCTGCTGTTCTGGTGGTTGGGGGTGCAGCTTCTCAGTGCACCTGTAATACCACTGCTAGTGATCCTAGGAGTCATGCCGACCAAACTTGGTAGACTATCTAAACTCTACGAGGCTGCCGGTAAGGTTCGAGTTATCGCTATCACGGACTGGTGGACACAGTGTCTTTTAAAGCCACTGCATTCATCACTCTTTGAGGCTTTGCAAAGCCTTGTGACAGACGCTACCTTTGACCAAACTGGCACGCTTAATAAAGTCAGAGAAATCTGCCGAGGGCGGCCTGCATTCTCCTTTGATCTTTCGTCTGCTACCGACAGATTGCCAGTAGCTCTCCAAGTACAAATCCTGAAAGCCTTAGGGCTCTCATGGGCAGTGACTTGGGCACAGCTCCTCACGGAGCGTGTGTGGTGGCTTGGCTCAAAACCTATAATGTATGCCGTCGGGCAACCGATGGGCGCATATTCTTCATGGGCGATGCTTGCGATGACTCATCACGTGATAGTCCAAGTATCGGCTTATCGTGCCGGCTGGAGACACTTCTTTCCCTACTACGTGGTACTCGGAGACGACATTGTCATCTTCGACCCACTGGTAGCGTCTGAATATCAAAAGTCGATGGCAACATTAGGGGTGCCGATCAACCTGTCCAAATCCTTGGTCAGTGAGAGAGGCTCTTTAGAGTTTGCTAAGCGTTGGTTCCATCCAGACCGGGGAGACTTTTCTCCTATCGGTCCAGGTGTAATCCTCGTTGCGATACGGAACTTGCGTTTCATACCGCTTGTAGTTAACGAGCTAGCTTCTAAGAACTTTGGCTTTCTGCCGACGCAAATGAAGGATCTCATGGACCTGCTTACCCAACTTCGCCGAAAGGTGAAGGTAAGTACTCAGGTTATGAGTTTACTAGCACTTGGTCCTACAGGAGGGCTCTGGGGTAGTGGCCAGTTAGCGGCTCGCGCCGCAGCTTGGATCGCTGCCTACCACAGAAGCTGTGCTCCTGACCTGCTTGAACTACACGTATTTCACGCAATTTGCGCGTATACGATAGTGCAGGCTCGCCAGACGGTGGATACCGTTAGCGCAGCGTGCTGGAATGTCAAATCCAATTGGATGAGATATCCAGTGCTTGGGACGTCGCCAGTAATGGCACTCCTATCAATGCCACTAATGCTTATTGCTCCAGGGCTGTGGGCCACGCTTCTTCCTCTCGAACGGGGAGTAAATATCTCCGTTCGATGGGAAGCAAAGGGCTTAGGGGAAGAGGCAGACCCATTCGCATTTAACGAGCAAGCTGCTCGTCATCTTGCGATGAGGGATGTGATGACCACATACATAGGTAGCGTTTCGGCCCTTAATTGGTCCGATCGGCGGAAAGTTTTAGACTTCTTCGCAGCGCAGAACTTCATCTTAGATGAGGTTTCACGGACGTTGAAGGATGGGCTCTATGACGCAGGGGCACTGGTTCCTTATAAAGGTGGAGGACAACTTACCGTTATCCCCCGGGTATCAGTGAGCGTTCCTATGGTTGCGCTTAATACCGTGACCTAAGGGAACTATGTCACCACTGGCATGGAGATTACAACTTCCATTCCCTAGCTTTGGTCCAGACCTCTCTGGGTTGTCAATCCCGATAACCTAGCGTTGGATGGCCCATGCGGCCCTAGCGAGGGGCATTAATCCTCGTGCGCGTAC